GTTGGCTAAATCCCGAACCTGTTTAAAAAAGTGATTGGGAAGGTTGTCCCTATCCAATCCGGCTAATTGGGAAACTCCATAAATAACACTACTGAATTTAAGCGTTTGCATCTATTTCCACCCGTTCATTTGGGCCGAAAACTTTTCGATATGTGACTCGGCCTCGCGGAGTATCGTAGTACCCATGTGCCTTTTTTCCTCCATACCCAACTTGCGCTTTCTTGCCACCCGCACTCTTAACCCTACTCTCTGGATTGTCACGCAAATACTCCTTAATAAATTTACGATCATTCCAGCATTTGTATCCGAGGCGTTTGCCCCAGTAATGGTAGGAGGTGGGTTCTATTCTAGCTTTGTGCTGTCCAAAACTAGTTATGTGAGATTCGTTTCGTGCCTCTCCAGCTACACCGCCGGATTGGTTGGCCCGTGAGTTTTGATGCTCACGAGCCAACTGTCTCCGAAGTGCCGCCCCCACAAGGGAAGTCATTTCATCACTTAAACCTTCGGGGGCATACATATTACTTACGTTCCAACGGTGTTGTCACAATCGAAATACCCAAAGTTTTGGGGATTGTTAACAACTAGCGCGGCGATTGCTTGGATTAGCCTAGCAGGGCCACCACCGTTATCGGTCAATTCCTTAATGTTCGGAAGTGAACTATAACGAATCTCCACTTGGTCAAAGGGAATAACATATCCTTTGAAGTTAGTAACCGTACTCAACGGGGTACGAGCAAACGCATCCGTTGTTCCAGAAGAAGTAGTTTTACCCAATGGGCCTTCACTCAACTCGCTTATAAAAGTTGAGGGATGTAGTCGCATTCGGCCAAAATCTCCTTCAAACACATCAATCGCGTTGATAAACGATCTGGAAGAAGCATCTTGGCTAAACGTTTTAATTGGACTAGCTCCAATAGTTGCAGATAACGTACTTTGCGTAAAGTTTGTAAACTTACGTTTCAAAGCAGTTCCAATAACAGCATCGTAATCACGAATTACACCAGTAGTGTCGTAGATACTCTGCAAGATGGCCTGAACATCGCCTTCTGTTAAGGTAGCAGACGTTCCTTCGTAGCAGTTACCCTTTGGCGTAACAAACGCTGAATTAACACGATGTGGGGAACCGTTGGCTCCACCAGCATCACCAACAGCATAAGCGGTCTCGGCTACACCACTAATAATCTGTGTGTACCGACCTCTACTAGCTGCTACGTTTTCACCCGCGCCACCTTTAGCAACATCATCAATAAGCATAAGGTTAGCTCTACGTAAGAAGCTGCCTAATGCTTTAGTTGAATATCCAACTGGAGCTTGATTATCTACATCCGCACCGTCTTTTGTACCCGCACCAGCGGATTCCAAAGCGGCATCTTGATCCGATAGGAAAACAGTCTCCATATCTCGCTTTAACGCAACCAATTTCTTGGCAATGCCGTTTGCAAGTTCCGATTTGACACCAGCAACGATTTGAATCTCGTTAGCTATATTACCAATACGGAAAGTGCGCCTAAACATCTGAACGAAGTTCTGCGCCAAGACACGTTGATTAGCGGGGTTTCCAAATATAGGATTGTCTCCTAAATTTGATCCCGCTTGAGTCATGTTTACGTCTGTACCATCCAGATATGCTGTAATATCTGCATCGTCGTATTTATCCATCTGCCATCCCATTACAACATTGCCGGGCTTCTTCCCCTTTTTCGCCATTGAGGTGAAAACGGTAGATTTAGCATCGACATTGCTGATAAGGTCTGACAAATCCTCACGACCACCCGATTGGGTGTCGTTATATCCACTTTCTAAAAGTAGTGCCATAATGATTTATCCTTTATATATAATCAGTTTCTAATATTTTCGCTAAAGCATCAGTATCTCCATCAGTCTTGAAGGCTTTTCTAGCAGAATTTGAACGTGCTTGTTGAGGCTTATCCACAACTGGAGCTTGGCTCGGAGCAGATGGTTGTTTCGGGGCAGCTTTAGCCTTTGGCCTCGGCTGCTTATCCGTTGTCATCTCCTTATAAGCCTGTAGTCCCAATTGGAACATAGTCACATCTGCTTTCCATGTTGGGTAAGTCTTTAAGCCGGGGCGATTTTTTATAATCTCCATAGCCTCTTGATACCCCACGGAACTACGATCTTTCCAATATGGGAAAATCTGTTCCACTTTCTGGTTAACGTCAGTTTCTTCTCGTAGGTAGTTTTCCTGTTCTGGAAGATGTGTGCGTAGTGCTTTTCGGGCATTACGCTTAATCTGTGTCACATCCTCTTTAGAATATGATATTTCCTCCCCTTGAGAATTAGTAACCTCGGTTCCATCAGCATTATCCTCTGCCCATTCCATAATCTCTTCGGCCTGTTCGATTTCTTTAGTAACTGCCGACATGGATTTCAAATGGGAATATGGATTATCTTTTGCAACTCTAGGAAGATCACTTAAATCATCCTTGTTATCCAATTCCGTACGGAGGTCTTTGATCTCTTCTTCCAGACCATCAACCCTACCTTCAGCTTCCTTTCGACGGGCAGTTAGTTTGTCGATTCTCTTCAGGAGTCCCTTATGGGGAAGCTCCTTCGGTTCCTCAACTACTTCATCTGCCGGTTCAACTTCCGCAGAAGGTTCTTCTTCAACTTGAGAAAGATCACTTTCAGCTTCTCCCTCCGACTCACCACTCGGCTCATCTTCAATAGGAGGCGATTCCTCATTTCCCGCACTTTCCGCAGCGGGTTCGTCTGGCGTATCAAACATCCTTTCCAGTTGACTTGCCAATCCATCGGTGTCCAAAAGTTCACCAATGTTCGTTTGTGCAGCTTCCGTCGATTGGGGAGTGCTGCTTTCTCCCTCTACTTTGTTTTCACTCATGCCGGTTTTAAGCCCTGCAAGTCAGGCAAACAGCGTTTTTAAGGATACGCAGAAACCCACAAATTCTATTGATCCCTTTAAGGAACCAAAAGTTACGAAAACTAAAAACTGTTTTCAGAAAACTGTCAAGCATTTAAATCTATATTTTTATCGGGATTAGCTTTTTCCCACGACTCTATTAGAGAATACCTAAAATCAGTCAGAGCTTCAGCCCTTCCACATTGATGATTTCTAATCTCTGGACTGATGTCTTGGGTTAAAGCTTCAGATATTTCTACCTCAATCATGTCTTTTAACCGTTTTAACACATCATCCCAAAGCGGGTTTGTATCAAATTGAAAATGAGACAAATCCATTATGTTAATTGACTAACTCCAATTCTGCCCACCGTTTTGTTTTCTTCCTGCATAATCGACATTTGAAGATTCTTGGAGTAGTTCTCAAATAGTTGCTGAAAAACCTCATCTCCTTGTAATGCTGCTTGTGCTTTGGGATTCCTAGATACAATCTCTTGAGCATATTGCATTTTTGTTTTCGCGGCAGGATCGTTTTCAACATAATTAGCTTCATTACCCAACATCATCAATCCAATTTCAGTTTTTACATCGCCATACATTTTTTGACTAGCGGTGGTTTGATCTATAATTAACTCTTCGGCAATGTCGGGACTAATTGCTTTAACCACCATTCCAATCAACTTATTCCTATCCAAAACTCCACCGGCATCCTGTGGGATAACGTACTGACTTATTGTGGCCAATTTCTTATCCACATATTCAGTATCCAATTCTCTAACATCATACTTCAATACAAAATCAAATTGCATCATATCCGATCTAGGAATGGCTCCAGACCCCGAAATTTTCTGTATTTCTTCCGGCGACAGAAATTGTAGGCACAAAGTAAACATTTGCTGATAGGCTTCAGTCCATGTTGTTAACCAGTTATTCACCATGCGCTGTTGTTTTAGTTGAGTCTGAACTGGCGGTAGACTTTTATTTGCCCTTCCAAAATAACTATCTGCCTGTCTCTCCACAATTTCAATAAGATTCAAAGCCGTATTGGGGGTGCGCGGTGGCGGCTTCATAAATTCGTAATCCCCCGGTTTAGTCACAGGAAGTTGAACCGCCGGGCCAACCTTATTAGCCAATCCAATCCTTTTATTCACCATAATCGGTGGAAGTGTTTCAAAGGATGTGGAATCGAATATTGAATCCCGTTGAGTTTTAATTTCGTTCTGCCATGTCTCACATATTTCTGGAATTCCACGGGACTCCACCACGCGCCTTTTGAGCCGTTCACGCCTGAATTCAATAAACGGATACCGACAATGGGCGTAATCTAAAAGTTCATGTTTAGCATAAATATCATTTCCAGAATCGTCTTTTGTGTATATGGGACTAAAAATAGTATAATAAATCCCCGGCATGTTGTTTTCGTTTATCTGCCTAGTGTAAGCATAAACAACTTCAATAAGATTATCCTGCCTAGTTATTGTGTCGTTTACAGATAGATTAGTAACACTTTGCGAAAACTCAAAAAACTCCACAGATTTTCCAGCGGTATTTACTACTTTTTCAATCCAATCTTCATCCCAATCTTCATCAACGGTTTTAGCTCGAAGTTCAACTTCAGTCAAAAACACTCGCCTAAATATAACTCTGGCAGCTTGAAGATCAGTTGTCTCTGGTGGGAATGT